ATAAAGAATGAATATTTATAATATTTCAAGTTTTTCAAAGAGTATTTGGATTTTAGAAAATGGACATAAAAAGTATGTCCATTTTTGATTATTGGAAAAAGGATTGAAAAAAGTAGTAAAAAACTGGTTTAGACCATAAAGGTAAGAAAACGATTTTTAATATTTTTAAGTTGTGATTGTATTTTTTTAAGAAATTTATATATTTTTGAAAAGTATTTAGGAATTTTTTATATTATTCAAATATAGAGGACAAATGGATTCATTTTTAATGCCAAAAAATGCCAAAAAATTTGTATGTGAAAAATGTGACTTTAAATGTAGCAAACAAAGTAATTGGTTCAAACACATAACTACATTGAAACATAAAAAGGATGACATAATGATTACAATATCTGAAAATAAAATGCCAAAAAATGCCTTATTTGTTTGTGAGTGTGGGAAACAATATAAGTATAGACAAGGTCTATATAAACATAAAAATAAATGTTCAGTTATTCAACAAGAAAATACAAATACAGAAATTATTATTCATCATACAAATCATGTTAATGAGTTATTTACTGAGAAAATACTAGAAACTGTTATGTCACAAAATAAAGAATTTATGAATATGTTTATGACTAAAATGGTTGAAGTTATCCCTCAATTAGGCAATACTACCAATAATATGAATAATTGTCATAACAAAACATTCAATATTAATATGTTTTTAAATGAACATTGTAAGAATGCTATGAATTTAAGCGAATTTATTGAATCGCTCCCCATAACCGATAAAACATATGATAATACAATAAAGAATGGATTAACAAATACAATAACTAATATGATGGTGGATGGATTAAATGAACTGGATATTTTAGAACGACCGATTCATTGTACAGATACAAAACGCAAAACCATTTATGTGAAAGAAAACGATGTTTGGGAAAAAGACAAGGAGTTAATTAAAATACTATGTGGTATAAAAAAGACAGCTTTAAATAATCGAATGAGATTAGATAAATGGCAAGATGCAAATGATGGTTGGATGACAAGAGAGAATATACAGATGAAATATATTTCATTAGTATCAAATGTCATGACCATCATAGAAGATGAAGATAAGGAAATAAACAAGATAATCAATGCAATTGGTAAGAAAGTATATTTGGATGAATCTATAAAGAATGAATATTTATAATATTTCAAGTTTTTCAAAGAGTATTTGGATTTTAGAAAATGGACATAAAAAGTATGTCCATTTTTGATTATTGGAAAAAGGATTGAAAAAAGTTGTAAAAAAGTGGTTCAGAGCATAAAGGTAAGAAAACGAAATTTAATATTTTTATTTTGTGATTGTAATTTTTTGTGATTTTTATATTTTTATAAAAAGTATTTAGACAATTTTTATATTTTAGTATATTATACTAAAAATGACTAACAATAAAATGAGAAAAAATGCCAAAAACTTTCATTGTGATATTTGTTACTTTAATTGTAGCAAACAAAGTAATTGGAATACTCATTTAAATACACTGAAACATAAAATCCTAATAAATCCTAATAAAAAAATGCCAAAAAATGAGAAAAAATTCTATTGTGAAAAATGTGACTTCAAATGTAGTTATCAAACTAAATGGGATAAACATTTATTAAACCATGATACTAAAATCCTAATTAATTCTGAAAAAATGCCAAAAAATGCCACATCAACTTACGAATGCTATTGTGGGAAATTTTATAAACATGCATCGTCATTATGTGCTCATAAAAAAAAATGTTTAATAAAAGAAGAAAATATTATAACAAATATTATTAACCCTACTACGAATCAAGTAAATAGTGAAATATTTACTCAGAAAATGATTGAAACTATTATGTCACAAAATAAAGATTTTATGATTAGTATTATGGATAAAGTTTCTATAAATCAACAAGATTTCATGAATAAAATGATAGATGTTATGCCTCAAATAGGTAACACTACCAATAATATGAATAATTGTCATAACAAAACATTCAATATTAATATGTTTTTAAATGAACATTGTAAGAATGCTATGAATTTAAGCGAATTTATTGAATCTCTCCCAATAACCGATAAAACATATGATAATACAATAAAAAATGGATTAACAAATACAATAACTAATATGATGGTAGATGGATTAAATGAACTAGATATTTTAGAAAGACCAATACATTGTACGGATACAAAACGCAAGACCATTTATGTAAAAGAAAATGATGTTTGGGAAAAGGACAAAGAGTTAATTAAAATACTAACTGGAATAAAAAAGACAGCTTTAAATAATCGAATGAAGTTAGATAAATGGCAAGATGTGAACGACGGATGGATGACAAGAGAGAATATACAAATGAAATATATATCATTAGTGTCAAATGTTATGACGATAATAGAAGATGAAGACAAGGAGATAAACAAGATAATCAATGCTATTGGTAAGAAGGTATATTTAGACGAAGATACAAAAAAAGAATATTTGTAATAGGTGTAAATATAAATATTGTTAACAATATGGTTAATAATATATTCAATAAAAATAAAACAACACCCATTCATTTTTACAAATCAATATTTTCTTCAGCATTACATAAGACATTATTAGTTATTATATTATCATTTATTGTATTACATATATAATTAAGCGGTGTTTTCATATTATCATAAATGGACTCTACAAAATTAATATGAGAACTCATTTTTTTACATTCTTCCGAAATATCTTCATCTAATTTTTTACAAATTATATCTAATTTTTCATTATTTTTTTCAATATTTTTATTTATTATAATTAACATTTCTTTTATTTCATCAAACGTAGTTGACATTTATAATAAATATAACAAAAATAATATTGTAAATTGAACTATTAGTCCAGATATACCATCATGGTATAAACTTCTAAACAATCCTAATTTATTATAATAATATCTCTCTAAATATGGAAATAAATTAGTTGCTTTCATAATAAACCCATATAATGCACTTACTATAACCGATAATGTCAAGAATTTAATAATATACTTGAAAGAACTTATCTTGGTAGGAAATCTCATTATATTTAATATTATTACTTGACTAGTTGCTCCAACAAAACCGGCAATTAATGCTGCTGCTAAAAGCGTATGTTTTTCAAAATAAGGTGTCAAATCTTTGATAAATGGCATTATATTATTCATAATTGGTATAGGATTGTATAAAGCAAGTATTCTAAGTATAACATCCCATATAGCAGTGACTATAAATGTTAGAATAATTATTTTATAAATAGTACATGTATTTTTTTCAGAATTACTCATTATATTATATATATACATTAAATGTATTATACATTATTGTTATTGAGTTGGTTGTATATTGGCTATAGTTATGATGAAACTATTGGAATTCATGGCGTAAATTTGGCACAAACCGCATATAGCGTATCAAATGTAAACGAATGGAATTGTAAAACATGTGATTCTTCAATAATATTAACAAATATTGTAGAAAACCACGGTGTAAAAGCACTACAGGGATATGATACATATACAAATTGTATATTTACTTCATTTAGAGGTTCCTCTAATATAGAAAATTGGATTCATAATATTCAAATTAAGAAAGTAAGTCCTTATAATAATACTGACATATTAGTGAGTAAAGGATTTTATACAGATTATATGTATGTAAAATCGGAAATCTTAAATAATTTATCAATATTAGAGAGAAAATATAATAATTCAAATATATTTTTAACAGGACATTCATTGGGAGCAGCATTATCAACATTATTAGCATTTGATATAATAAATGAACTTGATACTTATACATTGAAATACTTACTTACTTATGGTTCACCACGTGTTGGTAATAAGTATTTTTTTTCTAATATGAATAGTTACAATTATATATCTTATCGTATAACACATTATTACGATAGTGTTCCACACTTACCAACCGAATCTATGGGTTATCAACATGTATCAAATGAAATATGGTATAATGAAGAAAATTCTAAATATGATATTTGTAATGATTCTTTATATGAAGATGATACATGTTCCAATTTATGTGCTCCAATAAATTGTACAAATACTGATCATTTGTATTATTTAAATGTTTCTATGGGAAATAATATATAATAAAAATAATTAAATATAAGTTAACATTGTATAATAATGGATACTAAAGATGAATTAGTTAAACATATTAAACAATGGATTGATATAGATAATGGTATTAGTCAATTACAAAAACAAATTAAACAATTAAAAGAGAATAAAAAAGATTTAACTTCGTCCCTTATGACAGTAATGAAAACAAATGACATACAATGTTTTGATATTAATGATGGTAAATTGATTTATTCTAAGTCTAAAATTAAAAAACCAATTAATAAAAAATCATTATTAACAGCACTTGATATTTATTTTAAAAATGATTCTAAATTAGTACAAGAGGTAAGTGACCATATATTAAATAGTCGTGAAGAAACAATCAAGGAATCTATTAGGAGAAAAAAGGAAAAATGATTTAAATATTAATTAATTATTATTATAATTCAGCCAAATTATGTTCAATTATAATAAAGTATTAAATTTTAATAATAATAGTGATAATAATAGTGATAGTGATAGTCATTATGATAGTGATAATGATATAAATAATTCAAATAATAGTAATAATTATTATTATGAAATTAAAGAACAAAATAATACCATAAATGATTCTTTATTAGATAATATCGTACAACATAATTTTATAGATAATATTGCTTTAGATAAAACAGAATCAATTAATAAATGTAATATAATTATATATCGAATTAATTGCTTTAATTCCCATAATTATGTAGAATATTATCTTAATAAAGGATTTTTAAGTTTAAATTTAAAAACAAAGAAGACATTAGACGAATTATTTTATATTATAGAAGAAAAAATAAATAAATATATATCTGGTGTAAAAAAAATTCAAGGGTCTTATGAATATAATAATGAAAAATATATTTTCATTCAAATTAGAAGAAATATTGAAACATACAATTGGGTTAATTTATGGGACATTCTTATTAATAAGCATTATTTTGGGAATTATTTTAATAATAAGTAATTGATTTTTTTAATCATAATAATTCTATTAGTGATTTAAAACTCCATAATGAATATTGTTTAAAACCATATGTATTATATTGTAATATAGATGATAAATATTTAAAATATATAAAAAAAAATAACACCATACAATATTGTCAAGAGGATTCTTTAATTAAATTGTATAACTATGATGAAAATGAAAATAATAATATTCGTGTATTATGTTTTATTGATATTGATTATGTTAATTTAACTGATGATTGTACTGTGAATTTACAAAATTATGGGTTTTCAATCAATAAAACAAATAATTGTTGGATATTTAAAAATGAAAATGAATTATTATTAGATATTAAATATTAGATATTACAGCAAGCATTCCTCCATATATACTCTAGTTCATTTTTTATAAAAAATTTAATATAATTACACAATAAAAAATAATTATATTATATATATAAAATGATGAGTATGATGAATATAGCAGGTGTAATAATTGCGATAATAGCAATTAATTATATAACAACTTTAGTAATGACCTTTATGGGTATTAAATTACAATTTTATGCTAGTTATTTATTATGGGTTGTAGCAATATTATTATTTTGGATGTTTTTACCAGGACCTGTAAATTACTTTACACCCTTGAAGATTTAAAACGCCGTTTTCACGAAATAAAAAAATAATCAAAAAGTGTAAAATCAATAGTAGGATTTTCACCTACAATGGTCTAAGTTTCACCACTTATTTTTGTATATTATATGTGGTGAAACACGAAATTTGAAAACACGCAGGGCGTTCTTGCTTCTCTATCCAGCATTTTGTTAAGTTCATTATGTTGATTGCTGAATTAGCGTCTCTTGTTTTGAATACGATTTGTTTGACTTGGTCCGCACGCATTCAGAACATACTAAAAGACGGAACTGCTTGTAATAGGATAAATCGTTATTACATTCACAGCATTTTTACTTGTATTACATTCGTTTATGGTAATTCTATCATTAATTAAATATAAAATTAAATATAAAATTAAATATAAAATTAAATATAAAATTAAATATAAAATTGAAATGAATAATTATATATAAATTAAATTAAATATAATTATAATGGAAAAAAGACTACATAAGAAGATTGATTTATATAATCGCACTTTTAAGAATGATATTTGTGTTGAAATATCAAATAATCCACTATTTGAATCAAATAATGAAGAATTAACAAAAATAATAAATTATGTATATGAATATAATAGTTTTGAATTAAATAAGGATGATTTTATGAAGAGAAAAAGAGTAAAAAGTAATATTCCTGTATTTGAAAGATGTTGTGCTAAAAGAGCAAATGGACAGCAATGCACTAGGCGAAAAAAAGATGATTTACAATATTGTGGTACTCATAGTAAAGGAACTCCACACGGTATAATGACAGATAGTGAACCAAGTAATAATATTTTAAAGGTTGAAGTAAGTGTTATTGAAATTCAAGGAATCGCATATTATTTAGATAATAATAATAATGTTTATGATACAGAAGATATACTTTCTGGTATAAATAATCCTAGAGTTATCGCAAAATATAGTAAAAATTGTGATAAATATTCTATTCCTGAATTTAATATTTAAAACAATAACAATATGATATATATATATGAATTCGGTTCAAAAAGAACATATAATTTTTTTTTTAAATAAATGTAAAATAATTGTATCAGAATTATATCAGTTACATGGAATGTTGATACCACGAGAAATATTTTTAGATATTAATTTATATAATTCAATTAAAGAATATATTCCAAATCTAAAACAAATATTTACTTCTTCATCACTAACAGGACTACAATCTACAGCAGAAAAAACTCAAAGATGGCCATTAATTAATTTAGTTAGACAAATACTTAAATCGTGTAATTTTAATTTGTCACCTAAAAGAATAAGTGCGGGTTACACAAAAAATGGTAAAAAAATATTTAAACGAATGTTTATTATTGAAAAAATACAATCGGTAAATAATTCAGTAAATACACCGAACGAAAAGAAAAATGATTATAAGTTAGATGTATTATCAACCCCAATCGAAACATCTACACAATCGGATGTAACTAATGTATCATCTTTATCAATTGACAATTCTTGAATTTTATGATTATTCATCATTTTATTTGGGTCAACATCATTAAATTGAACTTTATTTTTTAAATAAGCACTATAAAATACATTTTTTTTAGTATTAATAATAGACAAAATATCTGATACTTTTAATGTCATGAATACTACATTTGTTAAATATACTGTTAATGTCTTACTATTTAAGTAATTATTATATATAACAATAGAACTACATAAGGTATTTATCATAAATGAACCTGTAGAAATATATCCCCAATTATAATAATATTCGTCATATTTTAAAATATTGTATTTTTTAATTATGGGTAATCTTTGTAATGCTACTCCAACTGAATCGTTATCTAGTGAATTAAATTTATTAACTTCTAAATATGTTATTAATTTATTTTCTCTCTTCACTTCTATAAAATATAAAAATAAAAATGATATCAATGTAATTATATTAAATGAAATAGCTATTTGTGAAAAAGCATCATCGCGATATATATTTTCATTTATACTACAAATGTTATCGTCACATTTTTGAGGAACAAATATAATTAACAACGTGCCCATTAATACTCTATACATTTCTAATATTAACGTAAAGACAACCGTAATTTTTTGTGTAAAATTTTGGTCGTTTTGTTTTTCCTTTATAATATTTAAAATACTGTCTAATATAGGTATTGATTGTGAGTTATTTCTGTTAAATAAAATTAACTCAAATGAATTATCTTTATTTGAGTTTGTTTCAAGTTCAAGTGAATTTATTATGTTATTTGATGAGATATCATGTGAGATTTCTTCGTTATCTGACATTATAAATTATAATAATATTTTTTTTTAAATATTCTACGTTTTTTTAAATATTCTATAATATTATAAATGTTTGGTTTAGATAAATTATTATTTTCCGGTTTATTTTTTATGTCTGTTTTTTCTGATACTTGTTATGCTAAAGTGAAGACATATGGAGAAGATAGAAGAGAAAATAAAAATCAATTAAAAATTATGGAATATAATGTAGAATGGATGTTTATAGATTATTATGAAAGTTCTGATTGTCCTGGTGATGGATGTACTTGGAAAAATATAACTCATTCAACTGATCATTTAAATAAAGTATCTGGTGTTATAAATAAATTTAATCCAGATATAGTAAATATATGTGAGATTGAAGGAGATACTGAAATGAACTTATTAAATGATGAATTATCAAGTGAATTAAAACCATACTTAATTAAAGGAACTGATACAAGTACTGGACAGAATGTAGGTATGTTAACAAAAATAGACCCAATTGTAGATTTATTTCGAACTGAAAATAAATATGATTACCCAATTGAAGGTTCTCAGTGTGGTTATACAGGTACTGGTTCTACAGGGGTAAGTAAGCATTATATAACATTATTTAATTGGAATGATATAAATGTAGCATATATAGGTATTCATTTATTAGCATATCCAGATAGAACTGATAGATGTGCTAAACGTGAAGGACAGGCAAAAATAATTGAACAAGAAATAATTAAATATACTAATGATGGATATGAGATAGTATTGATAGGAGATTTTAATGATTATGATAACGAAATTATAGATTTAAATGATGATAAACCAATATCACAAGTATTAGAGATTTTAAAAGGAGAACAAAGTAGTGAGTTTAATTTATTTAATGTAAATGAAAAAATAGATAAGGATGATAGATATTCAAATTGGTGGGATAAAAATGATAATTGTTATTCAACCATGGATGAATTTGTATTAATTGACCATGTATTATTATCTGAAAAATTATATAACATGGTGTCTAATGTATCTATATATCATGGATATGATGAAAATTGTGATAGAATTAATTCAGACCATTATCCTATTATTTTAGATTTAAATTTTTAAGAATTAATAAATTTATATTTATCAAATATATAAATTTATTTTTATAAATATTCGGATTATTATATGTAAATGTATATGTAAAGTGAAAAAATATAAATATAAATGAACCCTTATGTTTTATATATATACTAAATTAAAAAAGATGGAAAAATGTGTAAAACAACAACATAATTGCCATTAATATCTAATATAAAGAATTCAATTTCGTATTATTAATTGTGACCTATTATCAGTCTTACTAATGCTATTTAATATGTATAATCTGTTAACATGTGTTTCAACATTATTTAACCAATTTAAAATCATTGATTCACCATAATATACTTTTCCAGCTTGAGCATCAAATACCATAGGAGTCTTGTCATCTGTTACTGCAAACGCAACACAGTGATATGTATTATCGTCCCGTCCTACCCCACCAATAGCACCCATTCCATTCGGAATAGAAGAAAATATCTTATCTAATAAATGTCTATTTGTTAATTTAGACTGAGTTGTTATATCTGGAGATTCCCACAATTGATGATCATATTCTGGAAATGCATTTTTCATTGTCACCACTAAATCGTTAGCAGAAAATCCACAACCAAATTTCTCTTGATAAAATCTTACTTGATCTACTGGCATACCTAACAGTTTAAAAACACAAGGACAGCAATCTGGATTAACATCCTTATGTGGATTCTGATATTCATGTACCATTTTATTAGTCATCTGTCTCCTCATTCCACCTTTTCTAATTGACTTACATTTATTAGTGTTTTTACTTCTCTTTTTATATTTTCTAAATGACTTACATTTATTAGTGTTTTTACTTCTCTTTTTATATTTTCTAGTTTTTTTCCTTTTTTTACCTCCATCCTGACTTTTTGTATTATTGTTTAAAGACATATATATATACTAAATTAAAAAAATGAAAAAATGTGTAAAAACAACAACATTTACCTATCGGTATGATTAATATAAATGGTATTGTGGTTGTTCCGTACCCATCCAGTATATTAAACAAATTTGATTTTTCTAAATTTATTAGAGAACAAAACGAATATAATACTGTATAAGCCGTCGGCAGACAAAAAAGAATTGAAGTGTAAATGGTGAAGAATGTGTAAGTAAGAATGAGAAATATATAATGAGCGAAAGAATGTATAAACAGTTATTGAAT